GAGTCCGCTAACTAAACTCTTTTTATTATAAGGTATATATAACATGGCTGATTCAACTTATCCCAACATGGGTGGCTTGACCACCAACACTACTGCCGCTACTTTCATCCCAGAAATCTGGAGTGATGAAGTTGTAGCCGCTTATAAGTCTAACCTCGTACTGGCTAACCTCGTTAAGTCTATGGGTATGACTGGCAAGAAAGGCGACGTTATCCACGTTCCTAAGCCTCTCCGTGGCGATGCTCACGCTAAGACTTCAGGTCAAGCGGTAACCATCCAGAACGGTACAGAGGGTGAAGTACTGGTCAACATCGACAAGCACTTCGAGTACTCACGTATGATTGAAGACATCACTGAGACTCAGGCTCTTGCTTCTCTGCGTCAGTTCTACACTGGCGACGCAGGTTACGCTCTGGCTCGTCAGGTTGATACTGACCTGATTAACCTCGGTAAGTCTCTTGGTAACGGCGATGGCTCTTCTTGGGTTCACAACGCTTCTTACCAGATTAACACTACTTCCGGTGTTTTGGAAGCGTATGACGCTGACGGTACTGCCGACATCGGTGACTTCAGTGACGATGCTTTCCGTGCTTTGATTCAGAAGATGGATGACGCGGACGTTCCTATGGACAACCGTTGCTTCGTGATTCCGCCTTCACTGCGTAACGCTATCATGGGCGAAGACCGTTATATGTCTTCTGACTTCGTTGATGGTCGTGGCGTTCAGAACGGTCTCATCGGTACTCTGTACGGCATTGACGTATTTGTATCAACTAACGTTGCTACTCCAGAGTCAGGTGTACGTGCCGCACAGCTTCTGCACAAGGACACTTACGTCCTAGCAGAGCAACAGGCTGTTCGTTCACAGACTCAGTACAAGCAGGAGTTCCTTGGCACTCTTTACACTGCTGACACTCTGTACGGTACTCAGGTACTACGTCCAGATGCCGGTTTCGTATTGAACGTTAAAGGCTAAGTAACAAACTGGGGGCATCCATAAGGGTGCCTCCTTTTACTTTTTCAGGCTTCGCGCCTTCTTATATTAACATAGGTAAATATCATGTCAAAATTAGCAAGAGATGTAAACACTAAAGCAATTCAGGTTCTACGTCCATCCACAGTTTCTAAAGTATCTATCTCAGGTACTGCCGCATCTTCCTCCGCTATTACCGCTAACATTCGTGTGGCTCGTGTTATAAGCGATTCAGATTGCTTTTACAGCGTCGAAGGAACAGCGACCACTTCTTCCTCATATCTCCCCGCAAACGCTATCGAATACATCCATGTGTACGAGGGTGATACTATCTCCGTTATTACTAGCGGTGACTCAGGTTCTGCCTACATTACCTCAATGGTGTAAGCCATGTACGGTTTAGGTGTAAACAAACTAGGAGCTACTCGCTCCGTTCTTGGTGATGCCATTGCAAACCTGTTCTCTAATGGAGAGCAGGGTTGTTGGTATGACCCCTCCGATATATCCACAATGCTACAAGAAGACACCTCAGCATCACCTGCTGTTATTGGTCAGCCTGTTGGGACTATACTTGATAAGTCTCAAGGCTTAAAGCGAGGCGCAGAAAAACTTAGGAACGGTAGTTTTGATATTGCCGACGAGTGGGGGTTAGCCGACGGTGATTGGATTGTTAGTGGAAACGGTTTAGCTTCTACTAACGGTTCTATCACAGGGAGAAATTTGCTTCAAGGCAATATTAACATTGTAACTAATGCTGTATATGAAGTAACTATTACTGTAGCAACTAGAAGCTCAGGGTCTGTTATTGTTCGTTTAGGTGGAAGCACCCCCGTTAGTTCTGTTGCTTACAATTCCCCCGGAACCTACACAGCGATACTAAGAGCTAATGCTTCTAACAGTACCTTTGCTGTGAGAGGTCAAAATAATTTTAATGGGTCTATTAGTTACGTATCGCTTAAAGAAATCCAAGGTAATCACGCTCGCCAAATCACATCAGACAAGCGTCCTATACTGGCACGACACCCTGAAGGTGGTATCCGTAACTTACTTGATTATACTCAATCGTTTGATGATGCTTATTGGACTCATAGCGGCCCTATAGTTGCTAACGATGCAGTAGCTCCTGACGGAACAACCACCGCTGATAAATCTACGTTTACCGCTCAATTTAATAACGTGCGTTCTGACATGATAATTACTACATCAGGGACTACAGCTACAGTATCTGTCTGGTTAAAAAACATAGACGGTAATACTGCGTTACGTTTGCGTGGGAATGGTACTTCTGGTATTTACCACGACGACATAACTATTACAAACGAATGGGCAAGGTATACTGCTACGTTTACGCATGACGGCACGAATGATATTCAAATTATGATTCAAGACGGAAACGCAAGCGGTCAAGGTAGTTTCTTAATTTGGGGCGCACAGTTAGAAGTAGGCTCAACAGCTACTGCATATCAACACGTTACTGACGACCTACGCTATGACATCACTGAACCGTTTGGTGCTAACTCTCTTAACTACTTAGCGTTTGATGGGTCTAACGATTGCCTTCAGGTAATTGACCTTGCTATGTCAGCTACTGACGAACTTACAGCTCATTCAGGCCACAGGAAAGTTGGAACATCTAACGCAATACTGTATGAACATAGTGGCAACTCTGGTGGTTCGGGCAACTTAGGTACGTTTAAACTGAATGCGCCTCACTCTTCCAATGATTATGTTTTTGGGGCAAACGGTGATGTAAACCAAACAGTTCCTATTAACGGTGCAGACTACGATTCTCCCGTTACTCTTGTATCTACCCACACTGTTGACATAAGCGCAGACTCACAAGTGGTTAGACTGAATGGGGTTCAGGTTGGTACATCCTCTGGAAACATGGGTACTGGAAACTTTACAGACCAGAACTTTAATATAGGCTCAAGGAATAATGGTTTTGGTTTACCATTCACCGGTAACATCTATGGTTTAATTATTAGAGGTAAGGTTTCAACTGACAAAGAAATTAAATCTACTGAATCTTATCTGGCTAAGAAGACAGGTGTCCTTGCTGAAACAGCGGGTCTAGCTACACTTAGCTTAAACTTTGATGGTGACTCTTACACTGCTCGGAACCGTAATGGAGGTATCTTATGAGTACATTTAATGAGCTGATTGACTTTACTCGTAGCACTACAGCTACCTACTTAGATAGTGTTGTGTATGGTTCTGAGTCAGTTATTAACGGTGAGTTTAACGACGGTACTACGGGATGGTCAGCGCCATATCAATCTACCATATCAACTGTTAATGATGCTTTGCGTATAACATCTACAAACAACAATCCTTATGCAACACAGGACGTTGTTGTTGAAGCAGGTAAAAAGTATGTAGTTACCTTTAACGCACTTGCCCGAAGCGCAGGAAGCACTAGCGTTTTCTTTGGTAGTGAGACCGGATTAGCTAAAACTGATTTAGGTAGTTTATCCTTTCAGCCTAATGGCTTTTATGTTTTTAATCTTGTAGCTACTACAGATGTACTAAACATACAGTTTGTTGCCAGTAGCATGGGTGTTGGTGATTATTTTGACGTAGATAACGTATCAGTTAAAGAAGTCATAGGCGGTCAGGGAACAGCAGGTAATCCTTTGCTGAGGACTGCCGCTGTTGACGAGCCACGCCTTGAGTATGATTCTCAGGGCAATGCTTTAGGTTTGTTGGTGGAGGAAGAAAGGACTAACAGAGCAATACAGTCTGCAACGAAAAGAGCATGGGCAGTAAACTCTAATACAAGCCCTGTGAGTCTGGATAATCAAGGAATTGCTCCTGACGGAACTAATACTGCTTGGTCAATACCTACAGGTGCTACAGGTTTTAATCAGAGAAACTATGATATAAGCGCGGATACATCAACTTATGTCTGGAGTGTTTATGTAAAGGCATTATCAACTGACGCTGTTGCTTCTTTTAATTCAAACGGACTATATAGTGTTGACGCTTCAACCTTGAATTTTGATTTTGCAACAGAGACTTTTTCTGGGGACGCTACTAACGCCACGTATACAAATGTAGGTAATGGTTGGTATAGACTGACTCAAACATTTACTAATGACGGAAGCGGCACACTGTTTATTTTAAGAACAAACGCTAATTCTTTGATGAACGGTAAGGTTTTATTCTGGGGCGCACAGTTTGAAGCAGGTCAATTCCCTACATCATACATACCTACTGGAGCATCAACAGTAACAAGAAGTTCTGAAGGCGCACGAGTAACGCTTAGTAAATTCCATTACCGTCAAAAGCATGGCTCCTTGGTTGTAGAGTTTGAGGCTAAGTATGATGAAACAACAACGGGTTATAAGAGAGTAGCAGAAATTGGAAACGAAACAGCCACACGCAACCGTATGGTAATGTTTACGAGAAATGACCTAACCAGACTTGAAACCGCTATATATAATGACGATGTTGCTGAATTTGGTGGGGTTTTGACTTCTTCTTTACCTAACAACACTGGGGTGTATTCTAAGGCCGCCTTTGCTTGGCAGACCGATGACGCAGAGAACGTTTATGAGGGGACAGTTATAGGTACTAGCACTAATGTAACATTAACTGAAACTAGAGATACTTTAGCAATTATGGGTAGACCTAGTGATTCAACCGCTCGTTTAAGTGGTCATATTAAAAGCATTCAATACTATCCATTACGGTTATCATCAGAAAGACTAGAGGCGGCGACAGCATGATGCATTATTTAAAGTTTACGGATGAGGCTGAGTTTCTGTTTGAGTTTGATTCTTACGTTGATGACGAGCAAGGATTAGTAAACTCTGGAGTTGGCTATGACTTTGACGTTATAGGTGTTATCTGGGAGGATGTATCCGAAGAAGAACAACAGCCTCTTGACGGTTGGCACGTTAATTGGTTAGGTGAACTACCTGAAGCATTACAGTCATACGTGATAGAAGAACCAAGCAATCCCTACAGAGTCTTTGCAGGACACGAACCTAAACAGGAAGGACAGCATGAATATATTTAGTACAGTAATTGTAACAAACGCTAAGAAAGCAGAAGCACAGAAAGTACTAAACGAACTGTACTCTGTCCCTGCTACTGACGAGGAAGCTGAGTACCTTTCTAATGCGGGTGATGATTTCTTTAACATTGAACTAAAGAAAGGTACTAGCAAATATTGGGCAAGCTCAGGAGCGTTCGTAAGTAGCGAGCTGACGGCTTTAACAAACAGCGGGGTATCTTACTATACCTCATTCGGCAATGACTTCCAAGCGGCTTTAGATGCGTGTGAGTTGACTCGTGTAGATAACGAAGAATAATAAAGGATTATTATCATGGTTGAGGAAACTAAACAAGCACTGGATGTAGTAGCAGTATCGACAGGTATAATGTCAGTAGCGGCTTGGCTACCGCCAGTTGCTTCTCTGTTTACAATTATCTGGATGGGTATTCGTATCTACGAGTCCGACACAGTACAACAACTGATAGGTAAAAAGTAATGTCAATCATTAGTGCGCTTATACAACCAGTAACATCTATATTAGACAAGGTAATACCTGACGCTGATACTAAGCAACGTATAGCGCACGAGATTGCCACACAAGCACATACAATAGCACAAGCACAGATAGAGGTAAACAAAGCTGAAGCAAAGAGTAAAGACTTATTTGTCGCAGGTTGGCGACCCGCTGTGGGTTGGACTTGTTGCCTTGGAATGGCGGGTAACTTCCTTGTTATTCCGATGGCAAACTTTGCGCTTGCTTTATCCGGTTCTCCAATCGTTATTCCCCTTATAGATTTGTCAACTATGTTGCCTGTCCTTATGGGGATGCTTGGGTTAGGTACGTTGCGTACATACGAAAAGACAAAAGGGGTTAAGTAATGTCATCAAGATATGACCCATGGGGCGCACAAAATCTTAGAGGCGCTAGTCAAGGCGGAAGGTCTCGTACTAATCAAGGAGGAGGTAGAAGTACTCAAACCCCTCGATACACACCTACTGTAAATCGCATGGGTGGGGGTACTAGCACGTACGTACAAAGTGATTACGGTACTTTAGGAGGAGCTTCAGCAGAAGACGTAGGGTCTTTTGGAAGCTCAGTAGGACGACAAGGTGCTTTGAATACAGGACTTGTTGACCAGTATGACCCTGAAAGATTACGTGCAGAATCACAGGAAGCAACTTTTGGAGACAGCGTAAATTTAGACTGGGAAACTACTCAACGAGAAATGTTTGGGGATGCTCCCTTAGCTGAAGACTTTACGGAGGAAGAGTACGGCATGGGCGCATCAAGTGCCTATAGAGCCGCAGTAGATGAGTACGCTCCGGTAGAAGACTACATTCAAGGAGGAAAGATAGTAAACACAGCGGCAGATTACTTCGGAACGTCAACAGAAGAAGTACTGCCTAGAGTTTTAGCGAGTGTGTATGATGTAGATAATCTTAATAACATTAATACTTACTTAACAAAAGAACGTACCGACACGTTTAACAATCAGCTTTTAAAGGCAGGTTATACGCAGGAAGAAGTAGATAACTTTAACTTAGTTGCTGACTTAGATGTTAATCAGTTTGTAGACGAAACAGGAACTGTAGACACACAGGCTTATGGGGCGGCACAGCGTAATGCTTTTAATGACGCGGCAACAAAGTTTATTGATTTATATGACACTAAGCAAACCGAAAAGTTTAGCAATGAAATTGACACTCTTTCTACTTTAAAAGAAACAGACCCTCAAGCCTTTATCAGAGAGTACTATAATTCTGACTCAGGCACACGTAATCGTTTTCTTTATGATAGCTACTCTAAAGGCGATATAAGTGAAGACAAGTTTAAGCAAGGTGTTGTTGAAAGTCTAGCTCGTGATGGTAAACAGATTATTCAGTTTGAAGGTGAGTACTACTACTACGAACCTCCTGAAGGAAGTGATTTAACAAGCTATTCCCCTGACGGCACTGAGCAGTTCTTTAAGGTAAACTTCACGCCTGAGCAGTTTGAAAACAACCCACCTAGAATGTCAATGGGTCGTGGTCTGTTTAAGGACACAGACGGTAGTACTGTCTACACAGGTACTGACGCTTTAGGGCAGTTACAGGGTATTGGCGGCTATACAAACTTTACTCTTGACGAGGAAGCGGAAGCTAGGCACGGAGATGTTTCTTACTTAGACGTAGGTATTGGTTCTCAAGGCGAAGCGTATAACCCTTTACCTAGTAAGGCAGAAGCCATTGCTAAGACAGCCGTACGTGTTGGAGTAGGGGTTTTAACAGGAGGTATGTCCGAAGCGGCTATTGTTGCAGGTAAAGCGGCAACAGGTCAGACGTTACACGGTGAAGACTATGCTACGCTTGCTACTTTTGGGTTAGGACAAGCAGGCTTAATATCGCCACCTACAAGCGCTAATCCAGAAGGTGTGGGTTTAGGTTCTTTAACTTATAATCAAACAACTGGAGTAATTAATGCTGTAGGCTCAGGAAACCCTACTTCCTTTATTGTTAAAGAGTTTGTTACGCCTTATGTTGAAGACGCTATAAAAGTAAGTTTCGGTGGAGCGGCGGATGATTGGCAAGCGTATTGGGACACAGTACCTACCGACATTAAAGCAGGTTTAAACGAAGCCGCCCACGAAATGATGCAAGGTTCTTCGTTTGAAAAGGCGGCAGGTGATGGGGTCATAGCTTGGGCAGAAGCCTCTGGTAACATAGACAAGATAGAAGAAGCTCTAAGTAAAGCAGGGTCTACGTTTGATGATGAAGTACTACAAAAAATTAAAGAGCAGACTCAAGAGGCTTTAGCACCTGTTGCCGCTTTATTTGATATTGACACGCCTGAAGGTATCAAAGCTATTGAGGATATAGCCAAAGATATAGGCTCAGACATAGCAGACGCGGCAGAGCCTCTTAAAGAACCTTTACAGGACGTTGGAAGGTTTATTGATGATAACCTATTACAACCCGCTAAAGACTCTTTACTGACAAGAGGAGGCGCTCTAGTGGCACAGCCGTCAGATACACGTACTACGGACAGTTTGTTTAGCTCAGAGTTGTTTAAGTTCTCTCCTGTTGAGTTTACGGACGTAGGACGTACACAGCCAAGACAAGCACCACAAGAAGTAGTAGAAGATATAGACAGTAACCCCTTTGCAAGTGACTTTGATAACAGGAACCTATTTGGATGAATTATTTAAATGCAATAAACAGAGTACTACGTAGGTTACGTGAGGACGAAGTAGCTTCCGTTACGTCCACTTCCTACGCCAAGCTAGTAGGAGACTACGTTAATGACGCTGTACGTCTCGTAGAGGACTCATGGGATTGGTCAGTACTGCGTAAGGAAATAGCTGTAGACACTGTAGCAGACCAACGTGAGTACAACCTTAGTGGTGTGTCACAGATGTTTAAAACATTGTCAGTAGCTAACCAGACACAGAAGTGTTTTGTAGACGCAGGCACTGAGGCAGGCTTACAGGAAGACAAGTTTGTCAACACAGCTAATGCCTCTGTCCCTAGCAACTATGTGTACACAGGCTACGTAGAGAACGTAGGTGGTATGGGTGTAGCTTTCTATCCTGTACCGGACAAAGTGTACAACTTAAAGTTTAATGTTGTTGACAGGTCAGAAGAGCTAACAGAAGCAACTGACAATATCGTTGTTCCTTACCTACCAGTGATTCAGTTTGCTACAGCTATGGCGGCGGAAGAACGTGGTGAGACTGGCGGTGCTTCTGCTCAGTCTTTGTATGCCTTGGCTAAGTCTAGTTTGGCTGATGCTATCTCTATGGACGCGGCTCGCTTCCCTACAGAAACTATATGGTATGACGTATGAGTAAACAACT